CCCGGTTTGTGACGCTTCTAAACCGGGCCGCGGCCCGGTTTGTGGGGCAGGCGGCCCGGTTTGTGACGCTTCTAAACCGGGCCGCGGCCCGGTTTGTGGGGCAGGCGGCCCGGTTTGTGACGCGCGTAAACCGGGCCGCGGCCCGGTTTGTGGGGCAGGCGGCCCGGTTTCTCCGCCCACGTCGGGGCTGCGTACATGACTCGCGGCGTGGCGCCCCAAGCCCGATCGGCTGATGCCGTGGTACCGGGCGACGAGCTCGCGGTGCGACGTCCCAACGCCGAGCGCCGCGTCGATCGCTGCACGTTCCGGGTGCGCGCACACGGCGCAGTGGCCCCGGCCGCCACTTGCTGTGGCCAGCCCATCGAGTCCCATCTCGGCCAGCGTCAGCCGGGGCCGTTCGTGGTACGTCTCACGGGCGGTGGCCACGGCGTGGGCGACGGTCTGGGCGCCGTATGTGTCCGCGCCCCGGCGCTCGTCCCACTTGGGACGGTAGAGCCCCGAACGGCGAAACAGCGCGTCCATGCGGGCGAGATCGCGCCCGGTCCAGAACGCCAGCAGCCCGCACAACGCGGCGTCGGCCTCGCTCTGGCTGCTGTACTCCCCTGTCCACTGGCCTGCCCACAGCCGGCCGAACTTGGCGCCGTTGGCGGCCCGCAGAGCGGTGGCCACCAATTCGTCGTCGCCCAGGAAGGTGCCAATCGGCGTGATGGGTGGCGGCGGCACGAGCGGTGGCCCGAACAACTCCGCGTAGAGCGCGTCGAGCGCATCCTGGCGGGGGCACACGTCGCGGGGCGTGCCGGCCAGATGCAGGCCGGTGCAGGTGAAAAACCGCCCGCTGCCGTACAGCTCGACGTGCCCCCCCCCGCCGTCGGGCGCCCCGGGGGGCCAGGGTGCGCGCCGCCCGCGGCCGTCCCCTGGCAGCGCCGCGGCTAGCAGCACGTGCACGCCAGTGCCCGACGGCGACGCCTCGGCGTAGCTGTCCAGGCGCTCGACCAGACGCTGCGCCCACGGCGCCAGCGTGCCCGTGTCCGGTGCCCGGCAATGGTCGAGATCCAGCCCGGCAACGTCGCCGGCGAACACCACGCCGACACCGTCCAGCTTGGCGCGCGTGGCGTAGTCGCAGGCCTGCACGAACCCGCCCCAGGTGTCGGGATCGGTGGTCGAGGCGCGCCGGCCGGTCAGCGGACTGTAGGGCACTTTCGTCGGTTTGCCGGCCCGACGCTCGGTGCGCCAGGCCACCCACTGCGGACGGCAGACCAGATCGATCGGCAGCGCGGCCGCGAGGTGTGCGGGGTCAAAGCGTGGGCTGGAGGAGGCGGGAGACGCGTTGCCGGCGGCGACCATCGGCTCGTGGCAGGAACGGGTAGTCAACCTACGGCGGCTCTGGCCGTCGCGCCCGCCCGGCCTGCCCGTGAGTCGGGTGGTGGCAGCCGGCGCTGCTGCTCGGCGTACAACTCGTAGACCGTGGTCTGGCCATTTGCGCCGTCGACGAGTTGGTACGGCAGCATGACCTCGTCGAGGGCGACCATCCCCGTCTGCACCATCGCGAGCTGCACGTCGAGCCAGTCGCGAGCGATGCGCCAGGCGACCCGTTCGGGTTGCTCGCGGTACAGCCGGTCGACCCGCTCGCGCTCCTCCCGCATGCGCCGGTAGTCCGAGAACGTGCGCGCCGGCTTGAGCACACCCTCGCGCACGAGCACGCGGCGCACGGCCGCCACGCGCACCGGCAGCGCGTAGTCGAGGGCACCGGCCGGCGTGTCCACCCGAAACGCGACGCCGGTTGGCCGTCGTGTGGCCCGATCGTAGGTCGTGCTGATCCCCGAGGCGCCGGCCCGCAAGAGCATCCCCTGGATCTCGGCCAGGCTCTTCTCAACGGCGACGCTCGTGGTGTAGTTGAGTAAGGCCATCGTGCCCGCTACGCGGTGAGCAGTGGCTTGACCACGTCGGCCAGCTCGCGTACCCGATCCGCCGTCGCATGCCGACCTCCCGACGCGGTGGCCAACCGCCGGAGAAACGCCGCGCCCGGTCCGCCTTCCGGGCCGACGAACACCGTCGAGATGGGACCGGCGAATCCGCGCGCCGTTGCCAGCGCTTTGGCCTGGTCGTCTGGTTCCCCGTCCGATACGACGACGAACCGCATCCCGCCCTGGTCGAAGGTTTTGGCGAACGCCAGCGCGCCGGCCAGGTCGGTGCCCCCCATCGGCTCCGGCGGGACGCCGCCCCACATGAGCTGGGCGTGGCCGGCGAAACAGACCAGCGCGAGTTTGCCGGGTAGGTCGCGTTGCAGCGTGGCCAGTTCCTCCCGAGCCGAATCAATCCGTCGCCGGCTACCCCGCGAATCAGCGGTAGCCATCGACCCGCTGCAATCAAGTAGGATCAGCGACTCGACATCGAGTAACGCCTCGGCAAGCGGCACTCCCTTTACGGCCGCGGCTGATGCCACCGACCCAGCCACGATTGCCGGGCTCATCCGGCGGCCGCCATGGCCGCGCCCGCTGCCTCGTTGCGCTGCGCCTCCTGGGACGTGGCCTCCTGGGTGGGTGGCAGCCGGTAGACACCGGTCAACACGCGCACCAACTCGCCCCTGGCGACGAGATCGCTCAGCGCGTTGTAGAGCCCGTTGCTGTGGCCCTCGGTGTGCGCCGCGATCTCCGGCGCCAGCTTGAGGTCGAGCGCCGTGGTGGGGATGCCGTCGTGCTCCTGTTGCCGGCGGACCAGCTCGAGAATCGCCAGCCGCAGCGCCGTCTTGGAGAACCTCTGCCGGCCCGGCGTCACCGGCGTCACCGGCGTCACGGGTGCCCCGGCTGCCGGGGGGGGCGCCGCCGGCGGCGCCACCCGACCCGCCCCGATCTGCCCCGCCCTCGCCTTGCGCTTGCGGTAGAAGGCCAGCGCCTCGCGGATCGGCTTGAGGGCGGTCTCGATGGTGGCGATCGCCTTTGCCGACTGCGCGTGGTGGGCCTGGTGCTCGCGCAGCCGTTGCTCGCCCTCGGCGATCAATCCCCCGACAAGAGTCTCAAACCCGTCGGCCACGTCGAGCTCGCGGGACGCGCTCGCGCGGTCGACCGGCGGGACGGCTACTGGCGTAGGGCGGGCGGCGCCGTTCGGACTCATAGCCACTCCTCTCGAAAGTGTTTGGCGTTCGGCGGCCAGCTCGTACACAACACCTTGCCATCGGCCCGGCGAATGTCCTCCCAGCTGGTAATCCGGCTGACGGAGAACTGCCCCAGCCGCGGCCGGCCCTCGCACAACACCCAGCCACAGCGCAGCAGCGGCCGGAAGCGCGCCCCGTCATTGGCGGCGGCCGAGGGTGGCGTGGCTTGGGCTGCGTAGCGCAACCCCAGCTCGTAGCGGGCGCGCGTGGCCGGGTCGCCGAGCACCTCGTACGCCCGCTGGAGCCGGCGGAACTGGTCGGCGGCGTCGGGCTCGTGGTTCACGTCGGGGTGGGTGGCCCGCGCCAGCCGGCGGTAGGCGGCCTTGACCTCCTCCAGCGTGGCCGTCTGGGCCAGCCCCAGCACGCCGAACAGGGTGATCGTCGCGGCCGAGCGGGCCATCCTGGCTGGCTGCTGCGGTTTGCCCGGTGCCGCGGGATCGTGGGGTTGGGGGCACCACCAGTCCAGCAGCACCGCCTCCGGAAATACCAGCGTCCAGCCCCCGTCGGCCCAACCCGAGGCGGTGACCAAGCCGTCGCCGCGTGCCTTGCAGCCGCCCAGGTACTCCAGCTGTACCAGCCGTGTCTGGAGCGCGGCGGGCATGGCGTCCAGCCGGGGCGCGCTGATCGTCACGCCCAGGTGGCGCTGCGCCAGGTCGACGCACGTCTGTGCATGCAGCGGATCGACCAGCCAGCGCTTGCGCTCGCCGTCCCAGTGCCGGCCGGAGGAGGGGATACGGCGCTTCAGCTCGGCCACCAACTCGGGCCGATAACTGCTCTCGAACGCCAGCGCGCCGTCGTCGAGAGGCCGCAGCCGGGCGTACCGGCGGCCGGTTCCATGCGGGACTGACGCCGCCAGCGGGGTACCGGTGGTCGCCATCAGCGGGCTCCCGCCTCCGCCTCCCGCGCTAGCTGGTGCAGGCGCTCGAGCACCACCTCGGCGTCGCGATCGTCCGCCCGCAGGATGACGCCGTTGCGGGTGGCGGACCCGTAGTGCCACGGCTGGCCGTCGCGCAGGCCGCCGCCGAGTTGCACCTCCCACCCGGCGGCGCTGAGGATGGACCAGGGATCGGGTAGCAGCGGTCGCTGCTCGTAGCGCATGCGTTGGGCCCTTGCCCGGCCTGCCGAGCGCGTCGATCGTCTACCCGCCATCGGTCGCGTCCTCCGCCCGCACGCGGTCGACCAGTCGGGACAGTGCCGAGTCGGGTTCGGCTCCGGCCGCGGCCGCGCGGCGGGCCGCGTCGAGCTTGGCCACGATCCCCATCAACAGCAGCTCGCGGGCGTCCCACCGTTGCTGCTCCTCGCGGGACTGCCGTTCGTTGGTGGCGTTCGACGTGGCCACCGCGGCCTGGAGGAGCACCGCTGTCCGCACGTGACGCGCCTCTTCGAGGGTCAAGGTGAGCGAGATCTCGGCCGTCGTCCCGGTCGTCGCGGTCGTCCCGGTCGTCGCCGGCTCACTGGCCGCATTCGTCATCGGCGTCACTCCAGTCCACGAGATCGCACCCCAGAAACCGCCGGCCCATCTCGGCGGCCACCTCGAGTACCCTCCCGCTCCCGGCGAACGGATCGAGCACCGCGCCACCGGGCGGGCAGGCGTGGCCGATACACCGGCGCACCAGCCCGCTCGGAAACACGGCCGGATGGGCGCCCACGTCGGCAGTGCCGTTCGGCTCCCGCCCGACGGCGATGGGCCACACGTCGACGACTCCTGCGGGGCCGCCGGCCTCCCGATCGAAATAGGGGTGCGCGCTCCGCGTGAGGGCGAACACCGGTTCCCAGGCCTCGGTCAGCCGGTCGAACACGTTGGCCGGCAGATGGTTGGGCTTGGTCCAGGCGATCACGTTGCGCAGGCGCCAGCCGTCGGTCTGCACCAACGCGGTCACCAGCCGCCAGGGCACCAGGCACAGACTCTTCGACGGCACATCGAACCGGCGCCCATCCGGCGCGCCTGCGCTCTGCCGGCGGGCGGTGTCCGAGATGCCCCGCCGGCGCTCGGGCTTGCCGCGCTGCTGCCCCGGCTGCGAGGCGTAGGTGTCGCCGAGCACCAGGAACAGCCAGCCGGTCGGCGTAAGCACCCGCCCGATCTCTCCGACGATCCGGCGCAGCGCCTCGACGTACGTCTGGGGATCGGCTTCCTGGCCCAGCTCGTCGGCATCACCGGCGCTGTACACGCGCTTTGCCCAATACGGCGGGGAGGTAACGCACAGGTCGACGCACCCGTCCGGCAGCGCGTGCAGGTAGCTCAAGGCGTCGATCGGCGCCACGCGGTCGTACCAGTCGCGGGGGGGCGCGCCGGGCGTGGCGCCGGCCAGGAACCGCGCCTCCCGTTCGAGCACCTGTTCCGCGAGTGCGCGGTTGCGGTCGGCGTGCGCGTCACGGTGCGACCGCACCTGGCGGTCGGCGTGCGCGTCACGGTGCGACCGCACCTGGCGGTCGGCGTGCGCGTCACGGTGCGCCAGCGGCCGCCGCCCGGCAACCACCGTCGCCACGTGCGCGGCGGTCAGGCCGGTTGCAGGCGCCGTCGCCACGGCTTCTGCCCAGGCCGCGCGCACCGCCTCGGGGTCATCCTTGAGCGCCACCAGCGGCCGCGCCTCTCGCTCGCTGCGCGGTGGTTGTAGACCATGGTCTACATTTCCCTCGATTGCGCGCACCACACGCGCCGCGTTGAGCAGCTTGTGCCCGTAGTCCCTCGTCCACCCCCACCGCACCCGGCAGTACGTCTCGAAGGTGCCGATGCCCAACTGGCGGTACAGACGCCGGTCGCGCACCTCAGCCAGCGCCTCGCCGACCTCGACAAACGCGGCCTTCCCGCGCTCGATTACGGATTCGCACTCGGCCAGCGTGCGCTGCCAGGGCTTCGGTTGCTGATCGAGGGTCAACGTCACGGCACCACCTCCGTAGGCCATCCCGCGTAGGTGCGCCGTAGCGCCCGTTCCCAGCGCCGGAACGCCGCCCAATCCGCGCACACCGCGACGGGCTCGAGCGCGACCTCCGGCGGGCGCGGCTCCCAATCACCCGTACGGTAGCGCCGGATCGCGAACGGGCCCGTTAGCGGATCGTCCACCTCCACCAGGTAAACCGGCGCGACCGACAGCAGCGCGGTGTAGGCCAGCACTTCGGCGAAGCTCACCGGCTCACCCGGCTGCTTGCAGTCGACGATCGCCACCACCCCCGGCGGCCGTTTCTCGACCAGCACCAGGTCGACGTCCGTCGCGTAGAACCCGTGGCCCAGCATCGCCTTGTGCGCGTGTTTGAAGGCATCGCGCCGTGGACTGCCCCGTAGGCGCAGCGCGTGGTCGAAGTCGTCGACGAGCAACCGGCTCATCTACCCCATCCTTTGCCCACGCAGTCGCCCCACACGGGGCAGGTCGGGGTACAGCGCCACGAGCCCGGGTTGGGGACGAAGGCGCCCGCTTCCATCGCCCGCCACGCCGCCTGGATGTACTCGACCACCCAGAAGAGCCGCGCCGGCCGGTACTCGACTTCGAGCACCTGCACCTGCGGACGGTGGCCCTTCACGAACACCCACCAGCGGAAGGCCAGGCGGGGCAGCGTGTGGCCCATCTGGAGCAGCGCTGCCAGGTAGATCAGCGGTTGCACCTCGCGCTCGGCGCGTTCCTGCGTCCACGGCCGGGCCGAGGTCTTGATGTCCCCCGGCACGCCATCGGCGCACACCACGTCCGCGAATCCGATCACCGGGATCGGCACCCCCGGCACCCGCAGCTCGAGGCGCTTCTGCAGCTGGGGCGTCCCGTCCTCGACGGACACCTCGATGTGATCCAACGCCTCGCGGGTGCCCGCATACGTCACCAGGCGCCGGCCCTGGGCCTCGACCTGTTCGGGCAGCTCGCCGTTCCACGCCACGCCGGGGTGCTCGCCGGCGCGCCCCGACCACGCTTCCGCCCAGAGCGTGGGCAGATCGCCGTGATCGCCCAGCGCTCGCGTGCGCAGATAGCGCTCGACGCACGCGTCGAACACGCTGCCCAGCAGCAGCGCGGGCGTCACCGGCGTGGCCAGGCCGTCGACATAGCGCGCACGCCACGCCCGACCACAATCACTGAATAAATGGAGCGATGAGTGACTCAAGTGATCCAGGCGAAGCTCACTCATCGCACGTGCTTCCACATCTGCCGCAAGATGACCTTGCTGATGACGGCCTGACTGACGCCGTACTGTTGGGCGAGCTCGTGTTGCACAATGCCGCCTCGGGCAAAAGTTGCGCGTATGGCTCTGACCTTGTCGTCGTCGAGCTTGGCTTTGGGCTGCTGCACGCCGCGACGCAAACGTTCTGGATGGGTGCGCGACCCGTGGCGATCTCCCCTCGGGCGACGCTCCGGCGGCGTATGGACGAACCCTCGCCCCTTGGCAAACATGTCGGCCATGTTCTCGGCGTGCGTACCAAGAAAGAGATGCGCCGGATTGACGCAGCGGGGATTGTCGCCGCCAGGGCAGTTGTGGCAGACGTGCAAGCCGGCGGGAATAGGGCCGCGGTGCAGCTGCCACGAGTACCGGTGTGCGGTCGTGTGTCGGCCGTTCACGTAGAACTGTCCATAGCCGGTGGGCATCACCGGGCTGGTCCACACCCAACAGCCCATTTCCTGCTTGTCCACCTTGGCCCAAAAACGCGATTCCGGGGTCCCGAACGCCGCAAAGAAGCAGGCCCGACTACAGAAGCGTGTCGCTCGTGTTTTGACCGCAGAGGGGGTGACCCAAAACGTCGCGCCGCACTGTTCGCACCGCCGTTCGCTCCGTGGCTCGGTCACCATCGCGCGCGCTGCGCACGTCTGTCCGCAGTACCGCCCCTTCCCTCGCCTCACGAGATCCAGCCGAGCACGGAACTCCATGCCACAGTGCGCACACGTCCGCGGGATCGTTGAGCGCCCCATCAGCAGTAGCCCCCCCAATGCCGTAATCCACCCGTCCACGGATGGGCAATCACCCACGCCGCCACACGTGCGGCCGCGGAGGCGTCGTACCGCAGCGCAAGCACCGGCGAATACCCGGCCTGGGGCGCCGCCCACTGCCAGAGCCGCGGCATGAACTGCATCAAGCCCGCAGCGCCACTGCCCTGGAAGTTGTTGGCCCACGGATCGAACCGTGACTCCCGCCACGCAATCCGGCGCAGGCACCACTCGGACACGCCATGCTCCTGTGCAGCGACCGCAATCGCCGTGGCCACCTCGGCCGACTGTGCGTGGCTGTCGTGCGCCGCCATGCCCACGCAGCCGCCCAGGTAGCCGGCGACAAAGCCGACCAGCACCAGCAGCGTGGTGCGCGTCATCGCCGCTCCACCTCGCGGCCGATCCACCAGTACCGCACGTCCGCCACATCTTCGGTGCACTCCCCATCGGGACTCTCCCGGGGCGAGGGATGCAGCACGTGCGCGGCCGCCCGCACGCCCGGCGGCAGGCCCTGCTGGCAGGCCGGACAGTCCCGCCGTGCCAGGTCACGACGAAACCGCACCAGCACCTCGGGATGGTCGACGGGGTACGTGATGCTGGCCAGGGCGCCGCACCGGAACGGCACTCCCGTCACCTCGATCAAGTCGCTCACGATTTCACCTCAGCCTCGCGTCCCAATTGCGCCGCCACCGCCTCCACCGCCGCGTCGTCGGCCGGGATCGTCCCGCCGGCCGCGGCCAGCACCCGCTCGGCGCCGAACTCGTCGACCAGCGCCTGCAGGCTGCGCCCGTTGGCCGCCGGCTGCCACGCCGCGTCGACGATCGCCCCGTCGGCCCCCCCGCGCGTGTCCTGCGCGTTCGGGATGGCGATCACGTTGCCCGCCTCGTCGACGTCCGCCCCGAATTCGTCGGCCCGTTTCATCCCCCCGATCACGTCGGCGAACAGCACGTCGGCGACGAAGCCCACCGCCCGCCACTTGCACATGTTGCGCGGGTACGTCTCCCACGCGCCGCCGGGCTTGATCAGCCCGGCCCGCCTGGCGTCGGCGATCGTCCAGCCCGTCTCGTACTCCAGCTCCCCGCGCTTCATCCACACCGAGCAGCCGTCCGCGCTCTCCGTGATCCGCAGGCCGTCCAGCTCGCCGGAGCGCATCACCAGCGCCAGCGCCCCGCGGGGCGAGAGCGTGGGCTTCCCCTGGATGACCTGGATCAGCTCGAAGCTGGCGGCCAGGCCCAGGCCCAGCTCGGTGCCCTTCAAGCAAATCGCCATAGCAGCCTCCACCGAACTACAGCCAAACAAGCGTGACTTGTGGAGCACGGGCGCAACTACCTCAATGAGATGCCACCGTTCGTTGGTCAATGCGTAGTCCGGCGCAACTCGTTCTTGGCGTGGCGCGTCGCTCATCAACTCTTCTCCCGAACACCCATACCTGGCTTGACACCACGAACGATTTTGCTGATGGTGGTTTGCGCTACGCCGTGCTGTACTGCAAGTTCGTTTTGCGTGACCGTGCCAGTCCGGTAAAGGCCGCGAATCGCATTTCGTTGATCTAGCGACAGCGATCCACCGTGCCGCCAGTGCCGCGCACCGCGCGGTGTTGCCTCGGGTTTTGTGTGGCGACCGTGTCGCATTCCCGTTGGTCTTCTGCCGGGGCGGTTTTTGCTCCAATGGGTCTCCCCATGGACTTGCCGCCCCTTTACTGAGCGATCCGCATGGTTGGTCGCGGGGGTGCCCAAAAACAGGTGCGCCGGGTTCACGCACGGCGGGTTGTCGCACCCATGACAAATGACGAGACCCTCGGGAATGGGACCGTTTTCGGCGAACCACGCGAACCGGTTTGCACGCCAATTGCGACCCTGGTACGAGAACACGCCGTAGCCTTTCGGATTACGAAAGCCCGTCCACACCCAACACGCTTTGGGGCCGCAACTCGTATCGACGCGCTGCCAGAAATCTCGCGCAGTGTTCTTGCGGCCCATTACCACCACGGCATCTCCTGTGTTTCCCCCACGCGGGTGATCAGCTCCCACGTCTCGGGGCGCAGCGCGAGCGCGGTCGACTGCCCGCTCCTGCTGCTCATGGCCGGCATCCCGGGGATGCCGGTGTCCCCATCCACGTGCCGCGCGGTCGGCCGTCCGGTCGGCCCTCCAGCTGCCCGAGCACGGCCCCCACGTGGATCCGGCTGGCGACGGTCACGCGCCGGCCCCGTTCCAGGTCGCTCACCAATCCCCGCGAGCAGCAGGCCGACCTGGCGAGCGCCGCCTGCGTCAGCCCCAGCGCCACCCGCCGCACGCGCAGCTCCGCGCCGTACGGCAGCGGTGTCGGCGTGCCGGGCGACGGGGCGAGCGGTGGCCAGCGGAGGCGCGCCTCGAGCGCGTGGAGTCGCCGGCGCACCGTCCATAGCGCCTGCTCGATGGCCTCCACCGCGTCCCACAGCCGGTCGACGTCGTCACGGTCGTCACGCGGGCTTCGCGCTGGCGCGGCCTCGGTCATCGGTCTGCCTCCAGGAGCGCTTGCTCGGCGGCCCGGTAGGCCGCGCGCAACTCGGCCAGGGTCTGGCGCGGTGGCGGCACCGGTACGGGATTTCCGTTCACCCGCACCACCCGCCGGGCGCGATCGGCGAGGTCCGGGGCGAACTCGAAGACCAGCGCCGCGACCAGCGCCGCGCTCTTGAGCACGCGCAGGTGCTCGACCGCAATGCACGCCTTCGGCGCCGTCGGCACCGTCGGCAGCGTCGGCGTCGTCATGTGGCCTCGCCTTCCTGGGCAGCACGTGCCTCCAGCCGGTCCAGCGCCGCGGCCAGCGCCAGACGCAATCCGGCGCTGTCGTGGTCGACGCGCTCCAGCTCGGCCAGCGCGCTGCGCGACCCACGAACCCAAAGGGCCAGCTGGCGCTGGCTCAGTCCCAACGCTTCCCGTCGAGCACGGAGGGCAGCGCCCGTGGGGCGCGGCGCATCCGCCGGCGGGATCGCAAATCGCGCACGCGGCACCCGCGGCACGCTCGGGCGTGCCCTCGGATTGTGAAACAGGCCGCGAAACGCCCGACCCATGGCGTCCTCGGCTGCCGGGGCTGCCGGTCTGGCCCCTGGCGCCCCACTCGCGGACTCCGCGGCGGCGTCGCGCCGCGCCCGAGCCTCGGCCAGGCGCTGTTCGATACTGGCCCGCAGCGTCCGCAGGCGCTCGAGTGCGCCGTCAATCGCCGTCCTGTCAAGCCCCAACGCGAGAGTCCTCTCGCTCATGCACCCACCTCCACAGCCGGCACTGCCGGTGAATCAGGCGAATCGGGATCCAGCTCCGGAAGGCCCTCCGCGCGGGCTATCCGCGCCTCCAGCAGCGCGTCGGCGTCGGCGTCGTCGACGATCGCCAGCCAGCAGCCGGCGTCGAGCCCCAGCGCGCCGTTGACCAGCCGTTTGGTGCCTCCCGACACGCCGGGTACGGGGCCGTGGCCACCGGCGTTGTTGGCGTCGGTCAGGTACTCCAGCGCCCAGGCCACCGTGCCACAGTGGCGCAGCAGGGCCCGCGCCCGTTCGGGGCCCACGCCGGGCAGCGCGGCCAGGATCGCCTCGTCGTCGTCGACCACGCCAAACGGCCGCGCCGGCGCCACCCGTACCCCCGCACGCGACCGGTTGCCCAGGCGCACCACGGCTGGCCCGTAGTCCAGCTCCCCGTTCACCGTCACCACCCCCACGCCGGCCTCGTGCAGGTCGAGCAACGCGCCCTGCAGCGCCGGCCAGTCCCAGCCCGTTTCCCGCCACCCTTGGGTGTAGCCCAGGGCCGAGCCGTCGCCGAACCACGTTTTGCCGTTGGCGCCGAAGTGCAGGTCGCCCGTCACGACCAGGTAGGTCCACGGGGTGAGCGCCCGGCAACCGGCGAGCTGCTCGTACAGCCGGCCCGATCGCAGCGAGGACAGGAAGTCGCTCGGCGTCTTGCGCTCGACGCAGAGCAGCGCGCCGTCGTCGGCCACGGCCTGGACGTCGCCACAGCCGAGCGTGGCCACGCTGCTGTCGACGCGCTGGTCGCGGAGCGCGCGTTGGAGGCCGTCGATGACGTGTTTGGGTTCGCGGGAGTCGATCACGGCGGTGAGCAGTCCCATCGTGTGCCTTGCCTGTGACCTATTTGTGACTTGGTGCGACTTGGCGCGCTTTGCTGCGACGGAGTGCTACACACCCGCGCCGGCGGCGGCAGCAAACGCGGCCACCACGTCCGGATGGTCGACGCCACCGTAGACCCGCTTGAGCAGCCCGTTCTGCTCGATCAGGGCAGCCAGCCGGTCGACATCGCCCTTCGACGCGGCGACGATCGGCGCCAAGAACTTGGCGGCGGTCTGCGCCTCGACGGCGTCGACCGGGCCGAGGTCACCGCCGGCCCGCCCGGCGTGCCGGCCGGCGCCAGACGGCGAAGGATTCCCCGGTGCGTCCTCGGGCAAGGGCCGATCGGCCGGCGGCGCGGCACCGTTCGGCGACGCGCCGGCTGCCGGCCCACTTGGACCACGTCGAGTCTGGGCAGCCACGAAGCAGGCCTGCTCGTCGCCGAACAGCCGGACGAACTTGAACGTCGTGGCGTCGCGTACCTCACCCGCCGCGTTGGTGTACTTGCGCCCCGACGGCACCAGCTGGGCCTCGACGTACTGGTTGTGGAGCTGCTTGGCGTTCAGGCCCAGCGCCCTGATCGACGGGTTGACGAGCTGCGTCCACTCCCGGCTCTCGGCGATCAGGTCGCGCTCGGTCGTCTCGCGGCCCGGCACCACCGGGATCACCGCCAACTGGACGGCGGTGTAGCAGTTGTCGCCGTGCAGCGCCGGGTCGTAGGGCACCTTGCCGGCCCCTTTCACCAGCGCGCAGGTCCAGACCTCGATCTGTGCCTGCCCGAACACGGTGAAGGTGGGGTCCCAGGTCGCCGTGTCGGCCCGCGCCCAGGGATCGTCCGGTGTCGGTAGCTGCGTTTTTTGCGCGTGTGCCGTCTGTGCGGTCTGTGCGGTCTGTGCGGTCTCTACCACGGTCGTGGGCCTCCTTGTGTTTGGTTGTGCCGGCGCACCTGCCCGCGCCTGCGCCGGTAGGCCTCTGCCTGGCTTGCCAGCTCCCGCGCGTCCGGGTCGTAGATGCCCACCAGCGCCAGCAGGAGCGCCAGGATCAGAAAAGTCGCGGAGACGAAGCCGATGCCGAACGCGAGCCAAAACCCGTCCATCAGGCGCTTGCCCGGGCCCGCAGGCGGGGCAACGGCCCTTCGGTGAGATGTCCGCCGGCACGGTCACCCGCCTGATGTGCCAGTCGCTCGACGCACCGCGCCGCGACCCGCGCCAGCTCGCCGGCCGCGAGCTCGTCGACGAGGGCCACCGCCCGTTCTACGGCCGGCGGGATGGGCGCGTCGTGCGGCAGCAGCCGCTCCACGGCTGCCCGGTTGAGCACCACCCGCCCGCGCACCTTGCGCCCCGCCAGCGTGCCCTCCCGCCAGTGGCGCCGGACTGTCTCCGGCGAGAGTGAGAGCAGCGCCGCTGCCTCGTTCGGGGAGACGGTCGGCCCGGTCGGCCCGGTCGACGCCGGCGAGACGGGTGGCGCGTCAGGCCTCCCGGCCGCGCTCGGTAGAATCACGGTCACACCTGCCTTTCGTGCGCGTGTCGTGCACGTGCGACGCGCCCCGCCGGGTTTCCAGGCCCAGGCCGCGGGGCGCGTCGTCGTTTTCTAGGCTTGCCCGGCCTGCCGGCCAACGCCGCGCAGTCCTCCCCGAGGCGCTGCCCGTTCGGGTAGCAGTTCCGGCACTTGAGTAGCACGCCGGGCAACGAGAGACGCCGCCACCTCGCGCAAGTCGCCGAAGTTCGCCATGACACCGCCCAGCGAATGGAGGCCCAACCCCCGCCGGTAAAGGCGGATGTGGCCCCACTGCGCGCGGCCCACACACAGCAGCTTCGCCATCTCGGCATCGCTCAAATTGCGCGCTCTTTGGATGGCGATCAGCGCCTCCACCAACTGGCGTTCGTCCATCGGCTACCAAAGTAGCACCACCGCCCATTCTTGTCAACCACATTTCGACCGTTCTTGCTACCACAGTAGCGTATGCTAGCGCCACCGTGGGCATGCGGGAGGTGGGCGCCTTCGTGCGCCAGCAGCGCGACCAGCGCGGCTTTAGCCAGGCCGACCTTGCAGAGGCGGTCGGGATCGCCCGCTCGTACGTGTCGAAGATCGAGCGCGGCGACGTGGACGGGCTCGGCCACGACGTGGTGCGTAACCTCGCCGGTGCGCTCGGCGTGCCCCAGGAGCACCTCGAGGCGTTGCTGTACGACCGTGATCCGGCACGCCCGATCACGCCCGAGCCGGTGCTCCCGTTTGCGGTCGGCGTCGTGGCCCAAGCCAACGCGGGGAGGGCAGGGGGAGGGTACGTGGAGGACTTCGTGTACCTGCCGCCGTCCGAAGCCCGCGGGCGCTTCCTGCAGGTGGTGCGCGTCACCGGGGACTGCATGGAGCCGGAGCTTTCGCCCGGCGATCACGTGCTCATCGACCGCCGGGCGGTGCCCCAGGACGGGCAGATCGTGGTGTTCACCCTCGACGGCGGCGACGTCCTGATCAAGCGCTTCCACCGCGGCAACGGCTACCTGCTGCTGTGGTCGAACGGCGGCGATCACCTGCGACTCGCACCCGAGTCGGTGCAGATCGAGGGCGTGGTGCTGCGCATCATGAAAGTGCCCGAGCGGCGGGCCATGCCCGCTGTCCCCGCGGTCCCGGCTGGCTCGTTGGCCTCATGACCGCCGCCACACGGGTGGGCTAGCCGTGTCCACCGTGCCAGGCCGGCACAAGCGGGGACAGGGCGACGGTTCGTACGACCGGCTTCCCAACGGCACCTGGCGCGGGCGCGTGACCCTCGACGGCGCGCGGCGCGCGGTCTACGGCCCGACGCGGGCCAACGTCGTCGCCCAGGCCGACGCGCTGCGCCGCCGCCACCGCGAGGGGCGGCTGCCCGCGTGCGTACCGGCCCACACCACCCTGGCCGGCGCGCTCGAACGGTTGCTCGAGGCGAAGGTAGCCGGGGGGCTCACCGGCCGACACCTGGACACGCACCGGCGCAACACCGCGACGCACCTGGCGCCCCTACACGCCGTGCGGGTCGAGCAGCTGGCCGCCGCCGACGTGCGCGGGCTGCTGGCGGCGCTGCTCGCGACGCGCGCCCCTGCCACGGTGCGCCACGTGCGCTCGACGCTGCGCCAGGCGATGGCCCTGGCGGTCGTGGACGGGCTGGCGGTGCGCAACGTGGTCGACGACGTCCCCGCTCCCCGGCTGCCGCGCCGGCCGCCGCGGGCGCTGCAAGACGCCGAGCTGGCGCGGTTCTGGCGCGCGGCCCGGAAGCACCGGCTGTACGCCCTGTGGCTGCTGGCGGCCCGCACCGGCCTGCGCCAGGGCGAGCAGCGGGCGCTGCGCTGGACGGACATCGACAAACGCGCCGGCACCCTGACCGTCCAGCACACCATGCCGTGGCCGGGCACGCCCGACGGCGAGAAGGCGGCTAAGTCACTCGCCGGCGACCGCACGTTCGGGCTGACGCCGGGCATCCTCGCCGCGCTGGCCGCGCACCACGACCGGCAGGACGAGGAGCGCGCGCACGCCGGCACGCGCTGGCGCGAATCCGGTCTGGTGTTCACCACCGTGTGGGGCCGGGTGCTGCGGAACAACGCCATCTGGCGGGCGTTCCAGGAAGTCAAGTGCGCCGCGGCCCTCGCCGACCGGGTCCGGCCCCACGACCTGCGCCACACCGCCGCGTCGCACCTGCTGGCGGCTGGCGTCTCGCCCGCGGAGGTGGCCCAAATCCTGGGCCACGCCAGCGTGGCCGTGACCACGTCGATCTACGCCGGCTGGATTCGGCGCGGGGGCAGCGCCGCGCTGCAGGCCGTCGAGGACCGGGACCAAGGTTGGTCAACGAGTGACCAACCGGAGTGACGCGGTGCCGTGCGCGCTGTGCGCCGCGTGCGCCGTGGGCGCGTTCTACCAGGAGTAGCCCGTGCACGGTCGGCAGGCTCGTTGGCGGGGCAAGTCGCTTACGGGCCTGCTTGGCTTGGACACGCGCGCAGCCGGTTCCGCCCATTGCCTCCCTGGCTGGATCGCAGCACGCACGCGGTAGGGCACACCCGCGTGGGCGTAGTGACCAACCGCTGACCAACCGGGTCATCCGTCCAGGCGCACCGTGCCTCAGCCGAACAGCAGCGCCGCCGCCGTCACGAACGCCAGGCACAACCAGGCGATCACGGCGCCCGCCTCCACTGGTCGGCGGCGTGGTTCTGCTGCCGGTCGGCCAGGTGCGCCAGGGTGTCGATGAGCTTGGCGTTTTCGTCGCGGAGCGCCCGCATGTTGGCGCGGCATTCTCGCACGTGGAGCACCCAGCCGGTCAGGGCGATGGCGAGCGCTGCCGCCGTGCCGGTGAGATTGGCGAGCTGCTCGCCGGTCATGGCACCTAGGCAATCTGCCGGACGCCAAACTGGCTGGCATTGAGGTCGGCGATGGTCCACGCCGCGGCGGTATCCGGATTGGTATCCCAGCGTTCGCTGGCCATGCCGTAGGCGACGCCGAGGCCCTGCGTCGCGCCGACGTGGTTGGTGCTTCCCGGCCGCGCAACGAGCGCGATACTCCCCGACCCGGCGGCGTCGTCGCGCGCCAGCGCCGTCGCCTGGACCGCCTGGATCGTGCCGCTGAGGGTGAGGAGGTCGGCGAAGGTATAGGTATCGGTATTGCCGGCCGCCGCCGACGAGACGTAATCGGTATCGCCGTTGGGCGGCGCGTCGTCGACGCACTGGTAGTTGCTGCCGGCCGACGGCGTCCATGCCGTACTGGCTCCGGCGCCGTTGGGCACGATCTGCTCGACCCGGCAGTCGCCCGCAAAGTCGTTGTTGACGCTGCCGGTCGCATCGAAGATGTAGATATCGTCGTAGTCGTCGTTCGCGCCCGTAACGGCGACGCCGAAGTGGCCGAGCCGGACGACGCCCGCGTACGCCCCGGCGCCGTTCCGCGTGTCGACGCCGGTCAGGTTGAGGATGGTCGTGCCGTTCACCCGTACGACGACGACGCCGGCGGTGTCGTCGATCGTGCATTTCACCTCGATATAGGCCCAGGTGTTCGGCATCGGCGACCACGGCGTCGAGCTGAGTCCGGTACTCGGCGTCCCGCGCCAGGCGAAGAGGACGCCGGTATCGGTAGTAAGGGAGATACCGCAGTGCTGCGTGCCGCCGTCGTGGAAGGAGAGCAGCATCAACGGCGCGTTGGGCAGCGCAGAGATACGGAACGCGAAGCCGACGATCCAGGTCGCGAGCGGATCGCGGGTGAGCTGCATGGTGCCATTGGTGCTGCCGGTCGCGCGTCGGATGCCGTTGCCGTAGCGGCCGAACGACGGATCGATCGACAACCCGCCGCCGAGCGACGACCACTTGCCGGCGTAGTCCGCGATCGTTGTACTGCTCTCCCATCCCTCGATCAAGCGCGCGACCATCGTTGGCGTGTCCTTCTGCCGTCTCGACTATCTCGGCTATCGGGCTACTCTAACCAGATGATCCACGCGCGCCGGCCCGGTAGCGGGCCGATGACGAGGACGTCGACGACGAGCTGCGTCGTCCGGACCGCGGGCGCGGCGACCATCGCCTCGACGGCGAGCTGCGTCGTGCGGACCGCGCCGCTGGCGACGAGCACCTCGACCGTAACCTGCGTCGTCCGGACCGCCATCGCCGGTCAGGCCGCCTGCCAGTGGAGGATCAGCGTGGCTCGGGTAATCCCGCTCACACTCTCGTTGACCAGTTGCAGCACGCAATTCGCCTCCAAGTCGACGTCCCATCCGGTCACCGGCTGGTCGGCCGCCTTGCGCGCGCTCGATAGGGTCGGCTTGCTGCCCCCGCAGATCGACGCGCCGGCCGCGAGGTCGCCGGCCGTGGCCGGGAAATCGGCCCACGTCGCGGCCTTCCGGACGTCGATCACCATCGAGCCGACCTCCTTGGACACCAGCGACCACGCCGTGAGCGTGCGCGCGGCCGCCGGCATCTCGAATTCGACCGCGCTGCCGGTCGCCAGTACGGCGCCGCCGCGGTCGAGCACGATAGCCACGCCGACCGGCCGGTGCAGGTTGTGGACGTGGGCATCGAGCAGCAGCCGCACCGAGCGCAGCGCGACACCGGCCGCCTTGCGGTAGACGTTGCGCCACATGCCGTCCAACCGGGCGGCGCCGGGGTCGTAGAGGTCGGTCGTCATCGGCTCACCATCGGCTCACCATCGGCTCACTGCCCGCTCGCGCGCTCACGTCCGGCGCGTCGCCGTCATGCGCTGGCGGAACGTCCCGCGCTCGTCGACCTCGACCTCCAGGTGTTGCAGCCAGTACCGCTCACCGGCGTCGATCCCCAGGCGTGGCGAGGTAAACGCGATGGTTTGCCCCGGCCCGAGCAGATCATCGCGCGGTGTGGCGACGCGCAGCGTGTCCAGGACGGCGTTGTTTTCGGCCAGCAGCAGGTTGGCCACTTGCTCGCACGACACCACGTCGCCGGTGTCGGCGATCAGCGCTTTCTCGATCATCAGCGACGAGAACGGCGACGCGCTCACCTGGCGGTAGCCGTCGGCGCTGACCGGCACGACGGACGGAATGTACGGCGACGCCAGTACGCCGACTGGCGCCTTGGCCGTGTACTGGTACGACCCGAGTCCCGAGTAGTGCGGCGCCCCGGTCACGACCACCCGGTTGGCGGCGCCGGACGGGTCGCGCTCGATACTGGCGCCGGGCAGGATATCGGTGCCCTCCACGAACGAGAAATCGGCCGTGCCCGCCGGCTGCGTGGACAGCTTGATGCGGTACACCGTGCCGTCGAGCGACTCGAACGTGCGGTACCGCCCGCTGTAGTCGACCGGCACGCTGATGGCGTCGAGCTGCTCGATGTAGCTCAGACCGGTCTCGCCCTCGCGCCACCAGAACGGCGTCGGCGGCGTGAACGGCCCAAACGGGCTGGCGCCGATCGCGGCCAGGTCACGAAACCGGCTGCCGAGCAGATGGCCGGTGCCCAGGATGTTGCCGGCCGTGAAGGACACGCCGCACTGCGTCAGCACCGCCTGGACCTGATCCTCGTCGGCCATGCCGGCGCCGGCGCCGCTCAGGTTGGTGCCGTTCGTCACCTCGTTCTTGACGAATTCGGCGAGGTACAGCTTGCCCTTGCAGATGAGCGTGCCCTGCTGCGGCCACAGGTCGTTCGAGAGCGGCACCACCCACCCCCGGAAGCGCGTCTCGACGGTGGCCGGCGTGGCGCCCATCTTGATCTCCACGTCCGACCAGTACTCGATGGGCAGGGCAGCCGGGTCGCTCGGGTAGCCGGTGCCACCGGCACGGAGGACGCGCGCCTCGGCGTACCGCTGGTCGTACCCAAACGAGCACGTGGCGGCGCGCGCCCGCGCATCCAGCTCGCCGTCGATGTAGACCTCGAGCACCGGCTGGCGGACGGTGACGGCCATCGTGGTCGCCTCTTCGCTCGCTCGCCTAGTCCAGCTTGAGGAAGCTGGCCCGACTCTCGGCCTGGCCGCTGGCGTAGAGGCGGGTTTGCGCGACCGGCGCCAGCAGGAGCGCGTCGCTGGTGCCCTCGGCCCATACGAGCGTCCCGGCCTGCCCGACCAGCGACTCGAGGGTGTCGTACTCGGCCGCCGTGTCGTGCAGCAGAGACAGGTCCCACCGGCGCGGCAGCCGGCCGCCCACGTCCACGAACACGGCGTCGCCGCCGGGAATGTGGGCGACCGTCGTTTCGGCGTCGCGCGAGCGCTCGCGCCGGTCGGGCGCGTCGAGCACCTGGAACGTGGCCACGGTGGCGCCGACGGTGAACGTGTCAGGCACGGTCCGTGTCCCGGTCCGGCGCCGTGCCGGTGGAAATTGGGGGGCTTAGCCGGCCGTCTCGTGGCGGCAGCGATCGAGGATCGCCGCGAGGAGGTAGGCGAACTCCTCGCCGTTTTGGTGCCGCCGGCGCTCGAACTCGTCGAAGCGCATCCTGCCCTGCACCGCCTGCTGGGCGCATCGTGCCGCCGGCCCCGAGGTACCCCGAACAGTGCGGAAGAACGCCTCCACGGCGATGGCATCGGTGGCTGTCCAGCCCGTGGCCGCGGCGCGCGTCGCCTCTATGGCCTGGACGGTGGCTGATGCATCGGCGAAGCGCTCCGCAATGGAAGGGGTGGGGGTCGGCGGCGGCGGCGGCGGCGATGCAAGCGGTTGGGCCGCCGGCAATGGCACGAGCGTTGGTTGCGCAGTCGACGGCGGCACCGGAGCAGTCCGCGCACAGGCGAGGCCGGCCGCGAGTATCCCCAGCGCAAGAACGGGAGCGAGCCATGGCCATAGCGGCCTGGGAGGCGTGAACCGATACTTCATGGCCGGCATACGTGGCCGGCCGCCGGTGCGGCCGGCCACCCACCCGAATGGGCCATAGGGCGCCGCGATCTCCTGGAACGACGCTCATCGCCGTGCCCCGTGCAGCTCGGGATCGGCGCCCGGATCGGTGGCCGCCTCCGACGCGATGATGGCGGCGATCGCGTCGGCACCGGCGCCGGTCATCTCACTGGTGGCCGTGTACGGCGGCGGCGGGAGCGGCCGGCGCGACGTGGTGGCCTGGCGCGCGCGCTGCCGGGCGATCCAGTCCGCGACGGCCTGCGCCGAGCCGGTCCCCCACGGCGTCTCCACGAACAGCGCGTCGGCGATGCCCTCGGCGACGGCGACGCCGATCTTGCCGCCGAGCGCGTTCAGCTGCGCCTTGCCGGTCGCGTCGTACCAGGCGTTGGCGCTGTCGGTGATCGAGGTCCACAGCCCGCCCTGGGTGATTTTCGCGTCCCACCCCCTGGCGATCGCGTCGGCCCACGCCTCGCCGGCCTGCCGGAACGGGTCCTGGCGCTTCTGGGCCTCCCGCACGGCGTCATCCGAGGCCTTGCCCACGGCCGGCGCGATCTTCTGCACGCCCTCCACCGCCGCGTCGATCTCGCCCTGGATCAGCTGCCACGCCCGGCGCTGCGCCTCGAGCGCGTCCGTCGTGTCCTGGGCCGCCTTGAGCTGCGCCTCGATCGGGGTGAGCGCGTCCTCTTGCGCGTCGCGGACCTCCTGGATGCGGTCCTCCAGCGTGGCGATGGCCGGCGCCTGCTGCTGCTCCAGGCGCAGCGCCTCGCGGCGCTGCTCCATCTCCTGCACCATCAGCGCGCCGATGCGCTCGCGCAGGTCGAGCGCCGGGTCGTTCGGGTCGACGTTGCCCACCATCTGGCGCGCGGCCTCGATTTGCGCGTCGAGGATCAGCCCCTCCTGGGTGGCCCGGTTGGCGGCCAGCGCCCGGTTGACGGTCTGCAGGTCGCGCGCCTGCTGCAGCGCGCGGAGCTGGCGCTCGAGGGGCCGGAGCTGCGCGTCGTAGCGGTCGCGCACGTCCTGGGCGCGGCGCTGCAGCTCGGCCGTGTGCTGGCCGGCGGCGAGGAGCGCGCGCTCCAGCGCCGCCACCGGCTGGTGGGTTTGCGCGGCCAGCGAGCGGAGCTTCTCCACGTCGCCGGCCGCGGCGCGCAGCGCCGTGTGCGCCGCCGGCAGCGTGAGCGCCTCCCTGAACCGCTCCACGGCCGGCGCCGCCTGTTTCGCCGCGTCGCCGGTGTCGGCAACCGCATCCGGGATGGCGGCCAGCGCCTCGCGCACCTGCGTGGCCACGTCGGGCGCGAACCGGTCGAGCACGCCAAGCAGGGCGTTCTGGATGTGCGTCGCCAGCCGGCCGAACACGGCGCCGATGCGCGAGCCAATCAGCGACGCGACGTCGTAAAACTGCTCGCCGTACTTGGCGATGGCGTCGACCATGCGCCCCATCGCCTCGCTCACCCGGACGAAGATGCCCTCGCCGAGCCGGCGCTTGATCTCGTCGAAGAACGACACGATCGTGGACTTGCGCCCCTCGAAGGTGTTGGCCAGCTGGTCGATCAACCGGCGGTCGGCGCCCAGCTCGGCGAGCGCCCGCCGGATGACCTCGATGGCCGGCACCCCCTCGGCACGCAGCCGGTTGATCGCCTCGCGGGAGAGGTCGAAGCGGTTGATCAGCGACTCGAAGTCGCCGCCCAACGCCTCGCGGATGGCCACGGCGGCGCCCTCCAGCCCCTGGGCCGGGTTGAGCGCGGCCAGGATCTCGGCCGTCTTGATCAGGTCCATCAGCGCGTCCTGTGAGCCCCGCGCGCTGCTGATCAGCGCCTGGCCGGCAGCGATCATCTCGGCCGTGTCGAACGGCGTGACGTCCGCCTCGCGGCGCAGCGCCTCCACGATGTCGGCCGCCGCGCCGGCCGAGCGGGTGAACGCCGTGAACCGCGCCGTGGCCTGCTCCAGCCGGCTGTTGGCGCCGAAGATCGCCTCGCCGACGCCACCGGCGACCGACATCACGCCGGCCATGGCCGCCTGAACGGCGCCGAACCCGGTGGCGATGCCGGCGCCGAGCTTGAGCGCGCCGAAGGCGTCGAGCTGTTTCTGAGTCTGGGCCGTCGTGGCGCCGAGGTCGCGCAGTGCGCCCTGGAGTTGCCGCACGCTTCGCTGAGCTGAGGCACTCGACCCAGAAATTTGGAGCGCGAGCTGGAGATCCGCCACCGTGTATCCTACGGTCTCACCGCCGGCCCTCGCGTTCGGCCCGCCACGCCGCCGCCTCGCCCTCGATGGCCATCAGCTTGAGCGCCAACGCGACCTCACTTGCGGGTGCCTCGTCGACCTGCCATGGCGCAACATGCCACTCGGCAGCCAACTGCTTACGCACGAACAGCCAGGGCACCGGCAACCCGACGCGCTGCGACGCGCGCAGCCAGATTCTCAAGTCTCGTTCTTCGCGCTCAGGCGAAAATTTGGCAGGTTGGTCGGCTCCTGGTCGACCAGCCGGATGAGGGCGATGGCGCAGTCGAGCGGGATGGCCTGCCAGAACGCCGGATCGCCCGGCAGGGGCAGCTCGCTGCCGTCGAAATCGCGCCACGGGCCGGCGTCCTCGCCGTCCACGATGAGCCGGTGGCGCAGCACGACCTCGCCGAGCGCGTGGGCGACGTCGTCGCCGAACACGTCGCCGGTGCGGATGCGCTCGCGCAAGCGTTGGGGGTAGTTCACCCACAGCTCGACCTCGTAGGTGACGCTCGGCGCGTCGGTATCGGTCGCGCTCTGGACAAAGTCATAATCGGGGACTCTTACCCACCTGGTCTTGCGGACGAAGGCGTACACGGCCGCTGGCGTGGCCACGTGCCCGTTCAGGCTCGACGCTGCCGGTTTGCGCGTGCGTGTCTGGGCCATACGTCGTGCTCCAGGCGTGCCAGCTAGGCCGCCCATGCTGTGGTGCGGGCGTTCTTACAAGCCACCTGGACGCCATACCCCAAGGAACTGCTGTACAAGTACGTCCCACGCAGCTCGTACACACGGGTGCCATCGGCCGACTGCCCGAGGTCGAACGCCGTCCAGTACAGCGGAAGCACGAGCACCACCTCGGCGTTCTGGCCGGTTTCGATCTCCTGGGTGCCGAACACGATGGTCACCAGCCGCGGCGTCGGCGCGATCCAGTTGGCGAATTCGGCGGCCACCACGGCATCAGACGCCTCGACGGTGAGCGTCGACTCACACGTGAGCTCGCCGACGGTGATGGCGCACGCCTGTTGCGAGGCGTGCGCGCCGTACTTGCGCCCCAGGTTGTTGCCGATGGTCACGTCCCACGACAGCAGCACGCACGGCTCTTCGGTGGTCCTGGCCGGCCCCTCGATGTCGTCGATGTAGAAACTGGTCTCCCACCCGGAGATGAAGTCGGGCGTGCGGTCGGCGAGCGCCGGGGTGAGCGTTTCCAGCTCCAGCGCCGTGCCGAACAGCTCGCAGGTCACGATGTGCTCGCCGTTGGCCGCGCCGGCAAACCGGATGGTGTTGCCGTAGCAGCCGTGCTCGGCCCACGCACGGGCGCCGTCGTGCCATTCGATGGTGGCGCTGTCGAGCGCGGTCGATCCGCCGGCGCCGCTCGGCTCGAATTCCCACAGGCGGGCCAGCGTGGCACCGCCCGGCGTGCTCGGCGTCACGCCACCCCGTACCGACATCAGCAACGGCTCGATAATCTCGCTCGAGGACATGGGCAGCGACACCGTGCCGCCGGCGACTTGCGGCCCGAGGGTGAACCCGCGCACGTTGTCGCGCGTGCCGGTGGCGAAGCGGTACGGCCGCGGCTCGTGCTCCCGACTGAGCCGCGAGTCCTCGGTGCGGAAGTACATAACGCGGGTTGCCGGCGTATCGCTACCGTACACGCTTTCGTGTGCTATCTGGAATTTTGCTTGCCACAGCTCGCCGCTCAACGCCGGATACCTCCTCCTGTATGGCTAGGCCGCGAAGTTGCCGGCGAGGTCACACCGGACCTCGCCGGCTACGACGAGCCCGTAGTAATTTTGCTCCGCGTATTCCAGCACGCCCATCCGCCAGCTCGTGACGCGGCAATCACGACACGCGCCGTGCATCGTCTTGTGCCCGTTGACCAGCCGGCGCAGCGCGTCCTTGATCGGCAGCAGTTGGGTGCGCGCCCGCAGCGCGTCGGTCTGGTCGCTGAACACGTAGACCTCGAACACGTCGATCTCGTGCTGGCGCTGCGTCTCGACCATTCCCCAGCCGGGTTCCTCCCAACTCCCCGTGGCGGCCGAATTGACGACCGCCGGCAGCGCGGCCAGGTTCTCCGGCGGGTGGTCGTAGATGGCGCGCACCCCCTCGATGCCCACCGCGCGCTCGACCTGCGCCAGCGCCGCGAGGAACGCCTCGAGCCGGGAGGTAGGGAGCACAACGGCCACTACGCGCCGCCCTCCGTGGCCCCAGCGCCCGACGCGCCGCCAGCGGACCCGGCGGACCAGGCGGCCTGGATCTCCCGCGCGGCGCCGTTGAGCAACTTCCGGAACTGCCCGCGCAGCCAGGTCCGGGCACCCGACAGCCAACCCCGCGTCGGCCGGCCCTTCATGGGTCCCGAGCGGTAGTGGAACCGTGGCCCGCCCTCGAGCGCGCCGGGGTAGCGGAACCCGTCGCGGGTGGGCATCGGCCGGCCGCGGCGCGGGTAGCCGATGGCCACGAAGCGCGGGACGGGGCGGTCGTCGAGCACGTGGGTGACGGCGTTGGCCAACGATCCGCGCCGGCGCGGCGCCCGCGCCCGGACGTACGCCTGCCCCAGCTTGCCGATGTCGGCGAACGCCCGATGCACGGCCGGCGCGTAGAACGGGTTGGCCGGATCGAGCTTGGCCATGGCGGCGCCCAACCCGCGGACCTGGATGCGGTAGCTACCCCGTCCGATCGACCCGCTCGCGGTTCCGGCGGCGCGTTCCTGGCTCATCCGTGGCTCAGCCGATCGTCACGATCTTGTAGCTATCCAACACCCCACGCACGAAGGGATGAATCCCCGTCCCGAGTCCGGGCGTGCGGATTTCGGTATCCAACTCGACGCTGCCGGTGACGCCGTGCGGCGCCGAGCGCGCCCTGAACTGCAGGACACACTGGTCCAAACACGCCTCCTGCACCGGCGCCGGGACCTCGGCGCCAAAGCCCCACGCCGCCGTCACGCGCACGCCTCCCGGCCACGGTGGAAACACCCGCGGCGCGCTGGTGGGCCAGGTGGTGCGGATCTCCCAATAGGGACCGGGCGGCACGCCGTAGGCCGCGTTCAGCGGGTAGAGCGCATAGTCGGCGGCGTCCCAAATGGTTTCGTGCGTGCCGTCGTGGTCGTCGTCGGTGGCGACCTCGCTGACCGCGCCGGCGTCATCGATGAACACGCGGCCGGCCGCCGCGGCCGTGTAGGTGCGCGCCCCACTGCCGGCGGCGAATACGCGCCCGCAGTAGTTCTGGATCGAGTCGGAGACGGCCAGAATCAGCGCCGCCAGCGCTGCGTCGTCGCGGGTGTCGGCGATGCCCAGGCGGGCCTTGAGCTGCGAGAGACTACAAAGCGCCATAGGGGCTGCCTCCGGGCTCCCTCCCGGCCGCCTACCGGGTCCGCCCCGTCCGTCCCGTGCGCATCGCGCCGGCGGGCGCGCGCCGGGATCGCGCGGGCTCGGGTTCCGGCTCGGGCTCCGGCTCGGGTTCGGGCTCCGGCTCGGGCTCCGGCTCCGGCTCCGGCGCGGGTGTCCCGACCACTTCGACCACTTCGGCGAAGCCGGCGGCGAACCACGCCGGGTCGACCTCGGCGTCGGGCACCTCGGCCACCTGGCCGGGACCGAAGCGCCCGCTGGGCGTCCCCACCGTGGTCAGGAACCGGAGCCTCACGCCACCACCTCGTCGACCGTCGTGGCGTCGGTGGCCGGCTGGTAGCGCGCGTCGTGGCCCAGCAGCAACCCGGCGACGAGCGCCGCCGCCGCCGCCGTGGTCACGGTCAGGCGCACGTGGGTGAAGGCGTTGTTGACGTCGAGCTCCTCGGCGCCGCAGTTGAGCACGGCCTGCTTGTTGCTGTCGGTGCCGGCCGCGGTCAACTGCGTGATCGCCTTGCCGGTGACGTCCTTGGCGCCGGCGCCGGCCGCGCTGGTGGCCTGCTCCAGCTTGGCGTCGACCGTGCCGGTGGCGGTGATCGCGCCCACGACGACGACACCCTGGACGGCGCTGTAGGTCGCCATCGACACCCAGCCGGTGCTGGCGCTACCCGGCGCCAGGCTCTGGGGGTTGATCACGCCGGCGATGGTCGCCCGGTCGGACGGATTCGCGTTGGGGGTGCTCATGGCCTGTCTCCTTACGGGTCGGGCGACGGTTACGGCCGGACGGCCAGGGCCACGAAGTGCGACTTGGTGTTGCCGCCGTGCGCCGGCGAGACGGCCGCCGACAGGTACGGCTGCCCGCCCAACCGGAACGTCCAGCGGAACGCGTCGATGTTGTAGTCGAAGTACAGGTGGATACTCGACGCGAACTGCGGGCTGTCCGTCCGGCGGGTGGCGTAGTACCCGGTCGGGTCGACCAGTTGGATGTCGCCCGCGGCGCCCAGCGTCTGGCAGTGCTCGCTGGGCTGGACCGGGCGCCCGAAGAGGAACCCCCCGGGCGCGCCCGCGAACCCGGTGGCCGGGGGCGTCCAGATGGGCTGGTCGCCCAACGTGAGCTGCACCAACTGGGGCAGCACGTCGGGGTTGATCTTCCAGACGGCGCGGCCCAGCGAGCCGGCCAGCAGCCGGCCGAGCATGTTGGCCACGTTGGCGGCGATGACGGTCGCCGTGGTCTGGCTGCTCTCCTTGGCCACGCTGATCAGCGCGCCCGAGGTCATCCAGCCCAACGGCTGCCCCGCGCCCGTCCCCCACATGATCGCGTCGCTGGTCTTCCAGGCGATCGCGCGGGCCGCGCCCCGCGAGAGCCGGTCGTTCAGCCGGGGCGCGTCCTGCAGCAACTCTTCGGTGGCCAACACGAAGGCGTAGAGCGGGTGGAGGGGGACCTGCACCAGGTCGGTGTCCAGCCGGCTGGGCGTCATCTGGGTGCCCTCGGCACGCCAGCGGGCCTGGATGCCGGTGGCACCCCAGGGCGTGCTCTCGTCCTTGAGCAGCTCGACCACGTTGCTGCTGGTCATCTCCGGCCCGACCTGGGCCAGCAGGTTGTCCTCGTCGGCCGCGACCAGCTCCCAGATCCCGTCGCGGAAGTCCGGCGGCACCATGTACCCGTCGGGCGTGGCGCTCTCCAGGTGGAAGTTGGCCGGCGCGGCGCCGTACTGGCCGGGCTGGCCATAGCCGGTGCCTAGCCCGCGCAGGCGGTCGTCGACCGGCCCGCCGGGCAGGAGCGCGCCCTTGACCGCCAGGGCAAACTGGGCCAACGTCGCGAACCCGCGCCGCGGGTCGTCGAGGCGCCGCTCGTGGAGCAGCGCCACCGCTGCTCCGGCTGCCCCGAATCCGGTCGCGGCCGGTGCGGGAGACGGGGGCGCCGGCCCGCCCGCGACCGCGGCCGGCAGCGCGGGCTCGAGGCGCAAGCGCTCGCGCTGGCGTTCCTCGCGCTCGATCTCGCCGGCGAGCGCTTCCAGGCGGGCCTGGATGGCGTCGTCACGCCGGCGTTCGTCGTCGGTCAAGTCGCGGGCGTGCCCGTTCTGGGCGTCCTGGGCGTCGGCCTCGACGGCGGCGAAGAGGGCCTGCCCCTCGCGCACGAGCGCCGCCCGCTCGTCGAGGAGGTGCTGGTAGCGTCCGGGCATCGGCATCGCTGGCTCCCTGGCTCCTGGGCTGCTCCGTGGTGGAGCTGGTGGAGCGGCGGGCACCAAAAAGGTGCGCACCGCGGCCTGCGGACCATCCCGGTGGGGATCGTCCGGCAACCGACGGTCGCGCACCTCGCGACGGCGCGGCGCTTCCGTGTTACCCCCGCGGACACCAGATCGCGTCGGCGCTGGACTAGGCGGGAGCCTTCGAGCGCTTACTGTAGCCGCGCCACCGAGAGGTCGTCAAGCACGGCCATCCGCACCAGCCCCAGCACCGCAGCATGGCCGGCCAGCGCCTCATCCCAAGTGCGATAGCGCTCGCAGATCTCTTCGTCTGCCTGCGCTTCACCAGCCGCGGCCGGCATCCCCTTCGCAGCCTTCGTATAGAACACCATCGTTTCGAACAGCACCGGACCACGCGCCGACCCCTCGAAATTGTGATCGACCCCCAGGAAGACGGTAGACACGCGCGCCGTCGAACCGCTCGGGAGTGCCACGGCGTCATCGGCAACCTGCCGATCGGCATTGGCCCACCATTCCGACCATTCGAGCCAGTCACGCGCCGGGCGCGGCACGTGGCCGTCGAGCACGTAGTTGAGGCGCAGATTCATCCCAAGTGGCACCGTCGCGCGCGCTGGGCGCGGCCCCTTAGCCCCGGTCTGGTGGGCAGCCTGGTGGGCGTTCGCCCATGCACCGAGACAGGTGAGTGAGCAGAAGTGGTGTGGCGCGTCGTGGATGACTGCCGGGTCGGCATTGCATGTGAAGAGCACCTGGCCGTACACATCCAGTTCCCACCAATTCACCGGCGGCTCCGGCGCCTCAACATGGCATTGGTTGCATCGAGTCGACATGGCCATTGCGGCCCCCTTCCAGACCGAGAGCACGCGAGGCGCGCCGGCGGAAGGACACCGCAGGGGCTGATCAGGCCACGCGCCTGCGCATGCTACGAGTGTGCGCCAGATGATACCCGGCCGCCTGCGTCTCGCGGAACCGTTGCCGGCGCCGGCGCCAGTCCAGCCCGCTGACCAACTCCCAGGGCGGTTCCTCGCAGTGCCGTCCGGCGTCGGCGCGGAGCTGCGCCTCGGTAGCCGGCCCGGCATTGGCCACCAGCGCAGCGGCCCGCTGGCCAAGCTGCGCCCGCCCGCGCGCCGACTGCAGCCGCGCGATGGTTTGGGGCAGGCTTTCCACCCGATCGGCCATCCCCAATTCGACCGCCTCGCGGGCGCCCACCACGCGCCCCTCGCCGAACCCGTTGCGGACCGTGGCCACGGACACGCCCCGGTGGCGGGCCACGTCGCGGGTGAACATGCCGTAGTAGTCGTCGACCCGCGCCTGGATCGCCGCCCGCGCCTCGGCCGTGAGCGGCGCGAAGGGGCTGGCCTCGCCCTTGTACGTACCGGCGTTGATCAAGCTGACGGTGACCCCTTCCTGGTCGAGGCGCCGGCTGTGATCTTCGTGGGCGGCGAGCACGCCGATGCTGCCGACCTCGCCCGACGGCGTGACGACCAGCTCGTCGACCGCCGTGGCCAGCCAGTAGGCCGCGCTCGCCGCCAGGCTGTTGGCCACGGCGACGAGCGGCTTGCTGCCACGTGCCTCGTACAGGGATTGCGCCAGCTCGGGCACGCCGAAGACCGCGCCACCCGGTGAGTCGACGTCGAGGAGGACCGCCGCCACCTCGGGATTGGCGATGTGCGCGCGCAGGTCGGCCGCGATCTGCTCCGTACTCGTGCCGCCGCTGGAGGCGCCCAGCAACCCGGCGCGCTGGGCGATCACGCCGTGCACCGGGATCACCGCCACGCTGCCGTCGTTCACCCTCCCCGCCCCCGACGGTCCGTCTCGCGGCGGGCCAATGCGGGCGGCGATCTGCTCGACGGGGAGGCGCCCGCCCGCTGCCCGGAAGGCCAGCAGCTCGACGATGACGCCGAGCATCTCCGGCCGAATGGCCCAGGGCGTGTCGAAGACGAAGCGGGCGATGCGGTCGTACACAGACTAGCCCTCCTGGGCATCCTCGGGGACGCGGTGCAGGCGCACCACCGGCGGGCGCACGAACCGCTCCTGGTCCGGTCCGTCCCGCCACGCGGTGGAATGGACCTCCAGGCGCACGCGCGCGGTGCCCCACAGCGTCGCGTCGGCGGGCAGCGGGTACTCGACCGAGTAGCGCCGCCGCGCGCCAGCCGGCGTCCGCAGCAGGTCGACCAGCAGGCGCAGGTCCAGCTCAAGCCAGCGCGTGCCCGGTGTGGCCATCGTCGTCCTCCTCAGCCTCCGCAGCGTCTTCCAGTGCCGCCTCGTCGTCCTCAGCAGGGGCGGCGCCCGGCAGCAGCACGCCGGCGGCCACCAGCGCCAGCCGGGTGAGGGCCTCCCGCCTCCCGTCGAGCCAGCCGGGCACCGCCTCGGGCAGCACGGCCGCCAGCGCCGCCGCCTGCGCGGCGCAGTAGCCCGCGGCGACGTCGTCGGGCAGGCGCAACGCCGCCGCCACCGTTGCCCGATGGCCCGCATAGAACGCGTCGAGCGCCGCCCGCCACGCCGCCGGCTGCCCCACGCAGCGGTGGGCCGCCTTGCCCAGCGCGGCCTGCTCTTTCCGGATGAGCCGCGCGGCCGCGTCGCCGACGAAACCCTGGATCGTGGCCCCGGTGGCCCCGGCGGCCAGTGCCGGCACCGCCATCGCGCCGCGCTCGGGTGGGACCGGCCCCATCCCGGCCGGTGCCATATTCACCGGGACCAGGTAGTCGTCGAGGCCCGCAACCGGGTTGAGGTTCTCGTAGCGCCGCACGTCGTTGGCGCTGAGCCAGCCCCACTGCCGGCCGGTGGCGTAGGCGTCGTAGCGGTCCTTCTGGTTGCCCCGCAGCAGGCCGTCGACCAGGAACTCGGCAAAGAACCGCTGCGGGGCCAGGATCAGGTCGGCATTGATCCCGTTCTCCCACCGGCGCAGCCAGGGCAGCAGCGCGTAGGTGACGAACTCGATGCCCATACTCTCGATGCCGGAGCCCCAACTGCTCGACTTCGACACCAGCTGCACCAGGTGCAGGGGCACGCCGAAGAACCGGCAGATGTCCTCGACCTCGAACTCGCGCAGGCTGACCCACTCGGCGTCCTTGGGGGCCACGCCCATCGCCTTGTAGGACATGCCCTCGTCGAGCACGGCGGTCGAGTAGGCGTTGCCCAGCCCGGCGTGCGCCTCCTGCCACGCGGCGCGCAGTCGACGCTTGGCGTCGAGCGACAGCACCCCGGCGTACTCGATCACGCCCTTGGGCGCCGCGTCTTGGCTGAAGAAGCGGGCGCCGTAGCTCTCGGCCGCCAGCGACAACCCGATCGTCTCGCGGGCGTAGCCGAGCACGCTGAGCCCGCGCTTGCCGTCCAGCGTCAGCCCCAGCAGGCGCCACACCTCGTCGTCGAGCAGCACCCGCTGGCTGCCGTCCGGCTCGGTCACGCGGTAGCGCTGCCGGCCCGAGGGCAGCGCCTCCACGGCCACCCGGTCGGGCGGGAGCGGGAGGAGCTGGTCGACCGGGCCGCGCGGTCCCGGCACGATCCGGGCGTAGGCCTCGCCCCGCAGCAGCAGAGCCAGCATCATGGCCACCTTGAAGTCGAAGGCGGTCATGTGCTCGTTGGGCGCGTGCTGCAGCCGGTCGTAGAGCGGGTGGTTCGGCGCGCGCTGCCTGGCGCCGTCGGGGAAGCGCTCGTAGACCGGCAGCGGCAGTCCGGCCAGGCTCTCGCTGAGGAGCTTGCAACAGCCCCAAATGGCGCTGGCACAGAGCGCCGTCTGCTCGCTGACGTAGACGCCGGACACCGCGGGACCGGCCACGCTGGTCGGGCCGGCGGACCGCCACCAGAAGTCGTCGCCGGGGTCGCGGGCCACGCTCCCCCCGGCCTCCATGGCCGCGGCGGCCCACGCGCGGCGGACCAGACTCACGCCGCCCTCCGATCACCCGGGGGCGGGGCGGCCCGCGTCCCCTGCAAGCGCCCGTGCCCGGCCTGCTGGCCCGGGCTGCCGGCCCCTCCCAAGGCCCGCAAGCTGGCCCAATCGACCAGGTTGAGCACCGCGCTGTAGGCGATCCCGAACACCCCACCGGCGAGCAGCGTCCACCCCAGGCCACACAGCAGGTAGACGCCGGCGAGGGTCAACCCCGCGCCCAGCCAGAGCCACAGATCGGCCGCACCCGGAAGGTGCGGCCACCAGCGGGCTCCCGTGGGACCACCCAGGCCTGCGCGGGCCATCGGCTCCTGGTGCCTCTCCCGGCGCGTAACTATACGCGGTCTACACCACCAGAAGCGCCTCGCCCTCGCGTTCCCAGCGCGAGGCCCGTCGTTCGCGACGGATCGCCCGGTCCAGCGCCATAACAAGCCCCAACATCCCGTCGATCTTCTCGGTGCTCTTCTGCTTGTCGGGCTTGAGGTTGCCGGCGGGGTCGGTGCGCACCACCAGGTTGTCGGCGTTCCAGCGCAGCACCGGGTGCCCGCCGTGGCGCAACCGGCCGGCCAGGACCAGGTTGAGCAGCTCCTTGGTCGGCGGCGAGAGGGTGGCGAAGCCCTGGCCCATGGCCACCACGGGCAGGCCGTCGTCGCCAAGCTCCTGGGCCAGTTGCGTGGCCCCCCAGCGGTCGAAGCCCAGCTCGCGGATGCGGAACTCGGCACCCACATCGCGCAAGGTCTGGCGGATCGCGCCGTAGTCGATCACGTTGCCCGGCGTCGCCTGCACCAGGCCCTGGCGCACCCACAGGTCGTAGGGCACGCGGTCGCGGCGGGTCCGCTCCGCCACGGTGGCCGCCGGGACCCAGAAGAACGGCAGCACGTCGTACCCCTCGGGCTCGGCGCCGTCGGGAAAGACCAGCACCAGCGCCGCCAGGTCGGTCGTGCTGGCCAGGTCGAGGCCGGCGTAGCAGTCGCGCCCGCGCAGCGCCGCCCGGTCGACCGCGCCGGCGCAGGCGTCCCACCGGTCGAGCGCCAGCCAGCGCGTCTCGCTCGCCGTCCACTGGCACAGGTACAGGCGCCGGAAGGCGTTCTCCAGCGCCGGCACCTGGCGCGCCCGCTCCGCCAGCGCCCGCATCTCGTCGAGCGAGCGGAAGTCGCCCAGCGCCGGGTTCGCCGCGCGCCATACCGCCTCGTCGGTCCAGTCGGCGTCCTCGGGCGCCGCCCGGATGTAGGCGAAGAAGGACGGATCGTCGACCGTGCCGTCGAGCACCTGCCGGGCGTGCTCGTGCAGCTCCCAGCAGATCGAGTGCCGGTCGAACCCGGCCGTGGTGATCGCGAACGTGAGCGGCTGCCGGCGGGCCCCGGTCGACGTGGTGAGCACGTCCCACAGGTCGCGGTTCGGTTGGACGTGCAGCTCGTCGACGATCACGCCGTGGGCGTTGAATCCGTGCGAGCCGGCCGCGTCGGCCGGGATCGCCCGGTAGAAGCCGCCGTCGGGCAACAGCAGGCGCTTGGTGGCGTCGAGCACCTGGCAGCGCCGGGCCAGCTCGGCCCGGCGCTTGACCATCTGCGCCGCCACGCCGTAGACCAGACTGGCCTGGTCGCGGTCACCGGCTGCGCCGTAGATTTCCGCGCCCGGCTCCCCATCGGCGAACAGGAGGTACAGCGCGATCCCGGCCGCCAGTTCGGTCTTACCCTGCTTGCGGGGCATCTCCACGTAGGCGGTGCGGTAGCGCCGCGTGCCGTCGGCGTTGAGCGTGCCGAACAGCGGGCGGATCAGCTCGTGCTCCTGCCACGGCGCCAGCACGAACGGCCGGCCGGCCCACTCGCCTTTGGTGTGCACCAACAGCCGGCTGAACCAGTTCACGGCGCGATCAGCCGCCCTAGCCGAGTAGGGCATCGAGGCCTCCGTCGGCCGGCCGTTCGGGCACCGTCATGCGCGCGCGCGCTGACGGGGTCAGGCCGAACTCGTGGCAGAACGCGCGCACCAACGCGAGACTCTTCTGCGCGATCGCCACCTCGGGCCGCACGCCGACAAACCCCGTCTGGGTGGTGAACGTGAGCTCGCCGTCGCGCACCCGTTCTTCAGCCGCGCGCCACCGGCTGTACGCCTGGCAGTACCCCGCCAGCGCCGCGCGATCGACCACCGTGAGCAACCCCAACCGGCGCAGCTCGGGCGCCACCCGGCGCCACTCGCGCTTGGCTTCGGGCTCGAGCCACGCCGGGCACGCCGGAAGCCCCCCCCCGCCGCGCGGGGGGGGGCCCCGGGGCGGCCGCGGGGCGGGGGCCGTGAGCACCTTGAGCGCCAGCGGTTCGGGTGCCGGTCCGCGCAACCCCACGCGCTACCCCCCGACGAGAAACACCGCGGCGTTCGCACGGTGCTGCCCGCCCGGTTGGACGCCTCCCGGCCGGACTTTCGACCCCCCTACCCCCTCGGCCCACTCGCACCCCGGTCGTGGCTCGTGACGCATCGTATCGCCCTCCCTTCACGCCACCCGATCGCGCCGCCGGCTGTTGCAGCGCAAACATAACACTCTGCAATTTGCCCGCGTCGCCGACCCGCCGTGGCTCGCCGGCACGATGTGGTCGCCGGTGAGCGGGTTATCGGTCGTGCCGGTGGTGCCACACCAGCTGCACCACGGTTGGCGCTTGAGCGCTGCTGCGACGACACGCCTCCACGCGCCGGTGTAGCCGCGCTCGGTGGACGTGCCCCGCCGCCCGGTATCGGTGCGCCACTGCGCGGCGCGGCACACCCGACAGCGCTGGCCGCCGGGCACCACCGCCCGGCAGGTAGGACAGACGCGCGCCGCACGCACCGCTGCCGTCACGCCAACGCCCCCACGATCTCAATCTGGAGGTGCGCGTCGTTTGGTACGCTGTAGGCATGAGAGACATGCGGATCGAGCGCCGGTGCGCAACCTGCGGTGGCCCATTCCTCGTTTCGCCATCCCGCCTGGCGCAACCGAATGGGGGCCGCTTCTGCTCGGTGCGCTGCCGCGGCGCTGCCCGCAAGGGCGTCCGCCTGGGAGAACGCTCGTCGCAGTGGAGGGGAGGAAAGGTTACCCGCCCCTGCGCTACCTGTGGCCGGGCGATTACCCGTTTCCCATCCAGGCTCAGGAGAGGACCAGCGTGGTACTGCTCGCACGCGTGCGCCAGCACACGGCGGGGTGCGGAGGCCAATCCGTGGAAGGGTGGGAGGTACATCAGGAAGGACGGGTACGTCCGCATCACCTTGCCCGATGGCCGAAAGGTGCTCGAACACCGCCACGTGGTGGAGCAACGGATTGGGCGCCCGCTGCTGGCCGGCGAGCACATCCACCACCGGAATGGCGACAAGGCCGACAACCGGGATGAGAACCTGGCGGTCCTGACCAACAGAGAACATCGATTGCTGCATGTCAGGCAAGCTGGTCGACAATCCTGAGTGTGAGATAGGAGTCGTTCGGAAACGACTCCTGGCCCGCCTCCCACGTGGCCGTAAATTCGCCCCAGAACACGCCCGCCGTCGTGGTATCGGCCGGTAGCCAGTCGTAGCGCACGCGCCCGCTGGTCGCGTCGTCGTCGATCACACACGGCCGCCGGTCGATAATCGGCTCGGCACCGGGCGGCGCCTGCTCGGGCACCATCGTGAACACGACGGCGGCGCCGGTGAGGTCGACGGCGTTGCCGTCGGCGTCTTGCAGCGTGACTCGCAAGCTCGGCAACGCGTCGCCCTGTTTCATCCATATGTCGGCAGCCATCTACCGTGCCCTCCCGTGCTGCATCCCGCCCGGTGGCTCGGTCTGTACCCGCGTACGGCGCGTGCCGCTGAGCACGACACCAGTAGCCGACGCTGCGGCGAGCACGGCGCTGTGCCGGCTACCGTCGAGCGCCACGCGCGTCGGCGTCACGATGTCGGCGCCCGGCGGAAGGTCCGCTATCCAGACCAGTTCGTACCACGTGAGGCCCGTCGCGTGGAGTTCCCCCCACGTCAGGCCACTCTCGTGCATGCCCCGCCACGAGCCGTAGCGAAGCGTCGGCATCGCTACCGCCCTCCCCTCGATGGCCCGCCGTTTACCGCTGCTTGGGCAACTCGCGGCACCACGTCGCCGTCATCGGGCCGGAATTGGAGCGGACCGGCCAGCCACGGTGCCCGCGGCAGCAGCGCCAACGCGTAGCCGCGCCAGAGCGCCGCGCCGACCTCCGTCCGGAGCGCGATCTGGATGAGGCTCGCCGAGAGCTGCGCCGGCAGCGGCACGGCGACCGTCTCGCCGCGCCTTTCCTCGGCGAGGTCGATACCTGGGGCCGTATCGTTCATCTCCTTCAACTCATCCCGTAGAGGGCGCACCAGCTCCCGGCGGCGAGGTTCCCCGAGTTGGCCGAGACCGTCAGTTGGGTGATCGCCGCCGTACTGCGCCAGTGGGACATGACCAGCCCGGCACCCATCCCGCTCGACGAGGCCGCCGTCTTCTGCCCGAACTCGCAGCGCGCCGTCTTGTGGAAGGTCGTCGCCGCGTAGCGCAGCAGCTCGACGCGGGCTGTACTGGTGGCCCCGGACGCGGCGCCGCTCAAGGGGATATCCCCCATCCCCATGCCGGTGGCCGCGGCGATCCCTCCGGTGGCGGCCGTGCTGCTGCTGCCGGTGAAATACTGGAAATCGTAGTTGGCCGCCGAGTCCCCGTTCGCCCGCAGGGTCAGGCCGGTAACGCCCGATCCCGCCCCGGTGGAGCGCCCATTGAAGAGCAGGACCAGGGCGCTAAACGTCTGGGGGATAGAGGTAAAGCTCACGCTCGCGGTATCGGCGCCGAGAGCCTGCTCGGCGATCTTGGTGAGCCCCCCCGCCCACTTGACGCCGAGGCTCTGCGTGCTATCGGCGGTCAGGACGTGGCCATCCGTGCCCACGGCGAGGCGCCCGATCGCGTCGGCCGCACTGGCCGCGAACAGGTCGCCCTTGGCGTCGGCCAGCGGGTCGGTGGCGAGGCCGCCGGCGGCCGGCGCCTCGGCCCGCCACTTGGCGGCCCCGCTGTTGTAGGTGAGCACGTCGCCGTTGGCCGGCGTGTCGGCGGCGTCGACGTCGGGATGGTCGGCGGCGAAGAGGTTATGCGCCTGGGCGTGGTGGGCGTTGGGGAGGGCGGCGTGCGCCGTAACCGGGTTGGCCACCCACCTGATGCCCGCCGCCTGGGCGCTATCGGCGCTGAGAAATTGCCCGTTGCTACCCACGGCCACCCGCGCCGCAGTGTCCGCCCCGGTGCCCGCCGCCAGGTCGCCCTTGGCGTCCCAAATCGTGTCCGTGGCCACGTCACCGCCGCCACCGGCACCCCCGGCGCCGACGTTAATCACCATCGTCACCGGTCCAGCGTTGGCGATCGCGCTGCCCTGCGTGCCGTCTTGCGTCACGCTCATCGACCACCAGCCGGTATTGTTCGTCGGCGTCGCCGTCAACCGCAGCCGGGCGTACCGGGTGTGGTCGTTTTTCTGCTGGACGTACAGCGTGTCGCCCTCGAGCAGCGAGCCGAATACCGGCGCGGCGTCGACCCCGTCGTTGGTGAGCGTATCGATGGCCAGCGTGCCCGCCGTGGCCAGGTTGCCGGTGTTGCAGCGGATGTTCCCCTGGCCGGGATCGGCCAAGGTCGTGTTGGTCGAGAAGTAGAACTGCCCGTGCAGCGGCCACTCCGACGCGCCCGGCGAGTAGAAGCCGTCCACGCGCCACTCGAAGACGTTGCCGGCGTCACCCGACACGGCCACCGGACTGCCGGCCACCGTGAGCGTGTCCGCCAGATCGGCCGCAAGCGCGTTGAGCACGCGGAAGCGGTTGGATGCCGTGCCCAGGTAGCCCTCGCCGTCGACGGTGGGCAGGAACGTCTGGTCGCCCACCACGTAGAGGGGATCCTGCAGGTACGTGGTGCTGTCCAGCACCAGGCCGCCCTCCGCGTGAATCTCGTTCTCGTAGGTGGTGATCCCGGAGAGAGTCTGATCGGCAGTAAGACTGGCGTAGCGCAAATCGGCCGCGGCCGCAGTGAGCGCGCCCACGTCGGCCGCGTCGAGCAGCACAGTGCCGGTTTGGCCGTTGACGCTCGATACGCCGGTAACGGTGCCGCCGACCAGGTACCAGTTGGCGAGCGTGGTCGGCGGCGCGGCGCCCAGAATGTAGGTTTCGTTGCTGTCGCTGCGGATGGCCACGTCGCCGACTTGCGCCGACAGCGCCAGCATGGCGGCCTGCGACGTGACGACGTAGGTATCGGTAATGGCCAGCGGCGGCAGATGCACGCTCGGAATGAACCCACCGGCATCGAGCGGCGCGTACCCATCGGCTTGCCCCCTGGCGCTGAGCGCTTGGTACGCAGCCAGGTCGGCATCGGTGGCGTATTGCGGATGCGGGTTGGTGCCCGGTTGGTGCGACACCGGCAGGTAGCGCAGATCGGCCGCGTCGAGAGTCAGATACCCGCCGTCGTTAGCTGGGTCGTTGAGCCAGGCCGGCACGCCCGCGTCGACGTCGAGCAGGGCGTCGTCGATCTGCCGCCAGTCGTTGACGGCGTCACCGTCGAGCAAGCGGATGCCCAGATTCGGCGTGAGCGGCGGGTAGATGGTCATCGGCGGCCGGTCTCGAGGCAGGAGTATAGGCGCCGGCGGGCAACCCGAACTCGACCATCTACCGGCACGGGGTAGCCGCGGTAGCCGCGGTAGCCGCGGTTTCTTGAATCGTTACCCCTTCTACCTCTGTCCCTCCCGCCTCCCATCTCCCTCGCTTCCTCCCGCGTGCGACAGTGGAGAAAAGTTTTCAAAAAACCGCGGCTACCGCGGCTACCCCGACTATTTCCAGGAGTGGACCGGTGCCCGCGGCCCCCCAAACCGCGGCTACAACCCCGCTAAAACCGCGGCTACCCCGACTACTCGCCAATCGATCGCCGCGCTCACCGCCGACTACGGACTGACTGGTTGCGCAACCGGTTGCGCGAGCGCCAGGCCATCATAGTGCCACTCCTGCCGGTTGCCAATAACGTGCCTCGTCAGCGCCAACTTGGGCCGTAACCGCTTCACGGCCAGCCCAAACGCGGTGTCGCTGGGCACCGGTCGACCCTCGCGCCGGCAGGCCTGTTGGTAGGCCACGCGCACCAGCCGGCAGGGCGTGGACGCCGCTGGGTCGTCGCGCGTTTCGGCATCCAGCCAGATCGCAACGGGGTCCGTGGTAGCCCGGAATTCGAGCCACGCGGCGCGCATGCTCGGCGTTTCGGCGATGCCCCGCACCTGCACCGCCGACAGCACGTCGAGTGCCCGGTTGAGCACCCCCGACAGCTCATGGGGGTCAGCCAGCTCGGCGTCCAGCGTCTCGCGTGGCCGGGTGCCGGCCACGCCGGGCTCGAACTGGCGCTCGAAGGGCAGCACCAGCCAACGTCGAAAGAACGCGTGGCTACTATCGTTGCTGCGGGGCAGGTGGTTGGCGCTGAACACCAGCCGACAAAAGGGGTACAGGTCCCACTGGCGGCCGTACTTGACCTCGGCGTGCACGCTATCGTCGCCGTCCGTCAGCGCCTTAAACACGCTGGTCGACGCTAGGTGCTCGCTGGGCAGATCGGGGCAGATATTGGCCAATTTTCCCTGGAGCCGGGCCGCCGCGAAGCGATCCGCTTCCAGCCGGTGCAGGCTGATCCCGGCAGTGTTCTGGCGACCCAGCAGCGCCCGGTAGGCGCGTAGCATGGTGGATTTCCCGTTGGCGCCCTCGCCGGTGAGCAGGACGGCCTGCTGCACGCTTTTGGTGGGGCACAGCAGCAGCGCGGCCAGCTGCCACGGCACGCCGGCGGCCACGCAGTCGGCCGGCCACACCTCGCCAACGAAGCGCTCCCAGGCGGGACAGGTGGCTTGCGGGTCGTAGCGGATGGGCAGCTGGATGGTGGTGCGGTAGTCCGGATCGTGCGGACGCAGCACACGCGTGGGCCAGTCGAGCAGCCCGTTGCGCACGTTCAGCACGCCCCAACGGGGGCGCTCTTCGAGCTCGGGCGCGTCGATCGCCAGACGGTTGGCCGCTTCGGTGACGAGCTGGCTGGTCCACAGGCCGGGTAGCTTCCAGCCGTCAAGCAACGCTGTAATACGCTGGCCCAGGGAGCGGTGCGCGCGGTCGCCGTAGACGCCGGCACGGTACAGGTACAGGGTGTCGCTGGCGTCGACGGCGAACCGCTCGCTGGACGCCAACGCCTCGACACAGCGCCACACCAGCCAGCTGCCGCCCCGTGCCGGCGGCGTGCTGGTCGCGGTGCTACCGGTTCCACTGCCGGTACCGCTGCTCCCGCCGCCAGGAGATCCGGCAGCAGCACCCGGCGGCCCGGTTTGTGCGCCAGTCGCTGCCATTTGTATGACAATTGAGTCGGCTTCTAAACCGGGCCGCGGCCCGGTTTGTGGGGCAGGCGGCCCGGTTTGTGACGCGCGTAAACCGG